CATAAATATTTTTTAAATAATAAAAAAGATATCCATTTGATAGATATAAATAATAGAAATCATAAAATGGATGAAGAAATAAATAAAATTGAATTAATTTTTAATTTAAATAATATTATATATTCATGGAATGATTAAACATGCTCATTGCTGCATATTTTTCAAATATTTTTATTTTATGTATATTTTCTTCTATGTAATCTAGTATTAGATCTCTAGCCCCGTCCCGATATAGATATTCAGTTGATAAAATTTCTCTACCGCCTTCTTCCCCACAAATATCTTCATAGTATAAGTGTGATATCGGCACCATTTCATTGGGAATGATTAAGTTAAAATTTAAATTAATTAATTCAATAGACATGAAAAGTTCTTCTTCTGGAAGAGTATAGTCATAATTAATTAATTCATTATAATTTTCTGCAAACCGCTTGCCCCCAAATAAAAAGCCTCCCGATATTTTTTTTGCAAGTTGAAAGGTTCCAGGAACGCATTCTACATATCGTTCTTTAAAATTTGGTAAAAGGCTATATACATCAGGAACGTCTGAGTATTGCTCAGAAAGACTACTGTTAACAAAATAGGGGGCCGATGGCATCCAACCATTCTTAACATAGGGCTTTTTATCTTTATAAAAGTATGAGTCGGGGTATCCAGTTAGTACAGATTCTCCATACTGATTTTCAGCGCGATCAAGTTGATCTATTAAAATTTCATCCCACCCGTCATAAAATTTACTATGAGAATCTATTTGTAATAAATAGTCTTGTCCATCATACATGCTGTAGGCGATTCTTCTTCCCACACCAGTTCCTTTATATTTATGTATATCAAAATGAATAAATTTAAAGTTAGTAGATAAATTTTCTATATTTTTTTTAATTGTTTCAACCGCATAATCATCTGCCAAAGTGGATGACAGCGCTATTCCAAAATAAATTTTATTTTTACCACTGCTGGATAATAACGCATGTTTAATAGTTGGAATAAGTTCACGATCATATAAACTACAGATAGATATATATATGCTAGACATTAAGAAATGGTTTCTTGATCGTGAATCATCATAAAATAATTATATCATGCTTGTAATGTACCCTAGGATAGGTAAGCCAATGCCAAGTGAAATAAAACAATATTTATAGGCTACAATATAATACATGATTAAATATTTAGGCTCAGTCGGAGCATTTATTAGACTTAATGATAGCGAAAATAAAACCTATACCCTTTTAAATATATATTCCTCTTCAGCCGCACAATTATCATTATTTTCTGCAAGCGTCAATAATTTATCTGGTGCTGTAACATTTAACTCTGCCTCAACATCTTTATATGTAAACGGAGTATCTGGGTCAGTTATACCTAATCAACAATGGACCCATGTTACATTCTCTTTTAACGATAAGTTGGCTACCTATGATACTAATAATTTTCTAATTAGATTTGGACATGCTGCATCAAGCAACTTCAACATACAAAATCTTTACATACTAGAGAACTCGTTTACTGACTCAGAGGTTGGCTATCTTCATCAAGAATTTACAGGCGGTACAACAAATAAATTGACCGTTCCACCATCGGCTTCATACTCTATCAACATTATTGATTACCCAGAAACTAATTTCACCTCTGCCTCTACAAATGTAATTTATCAGCCATCATTTGGACAAAACAAATATCTGATGGATATAAGTGCCGTGGCGGAAGATAGCCTTAGTAAATTTGTTTCTGCGTCAGTAATGACAAACGATAATTTGTACATAGACTCAGTAAATGTAAGTATTGGAGATAATATTTTATCTCTAGCAGATAATCAAATATATCAGTTAACCTCATCCTCACAACTTATTACGGTATCAAGTTCTGTAGGAGATGTTGTTAAAGTTCTATACGGTCAATATTTCAACCGAATTTCTTTCATAAAGACTGCTAGTGGGTTCAGCGTTGAGCCAATAGTGGTAAAAATTAACTCATACCTGAACACTATACAGTCAAATAATGCCTAATGTGGTATTATTTGGTACATGGGACTTGAAGTAGTAAGAGATAAAAGTAATTTTGGCATCTATGTATGGCTCCTACCAGAAGGTGGAGTCTTCAAAGATGATGACGATAATGTTCTTAATATTCCATCTGAGCGTGGTGACATTACAAAGATGGCTGAACTTCGTAAAGCAGCAGCACATTATGGTCAACCAGACGGTCAAGCAGTATTCATTCCTGGTATTGGGCGGGTAACAGAAGAAGAATACCAAGAAGATAAGTACCGCATGGAAAACGGTTTATTAAGTTATGGCGACACAGGAGCGTGGAGAGATGCAGCAAGAACCAGAAGAGACCTGGATAGATAACGTTGGCCTGAGTAAGGCCATGAATCCAGAATCATTTATCCCTGTAGATAAAGATGATTTTAATCAGGATGCCGATACAATTCTTAATCTTAATGGTCTATCACAAAATTTCAAAAGATCTGTTAGGCGTAAATTAAATAAAAGCCTTATAACTGCAGGCGGAGAAATTGTAACAGCAGAAGATAACATGTATGCTGGAGATGATGCTACATCTAAGCAAATTATTCCAGATAAGTATGGATACGGCATCTTTGATGTTGTAGAGCCTCTTTATAATCCTTATGCATTGGCTAAGATTTATGAACTATCTGCCCCCAACTACTCAGCAATCAATGCTAAGGTGGCAAATATTGTTGGTCTGGGGTACGACCTATTACCCACCCTTAATGTTATGGAGAAACTTGAGTCTATCTCAAGTACAGAAGAACTTGGGAGAGTAAGAAGAAATCTCGCTCGTCAGAAGCATCGCGTAATTGATTGGCTAGAAACAAGAAATGACGATGATACCTTTACCATGACGCTGATGAAGGCCTACATTGATGCAGAGTCAACGGGGAACGGGTACATTGAAGTTGGAAGAAAGACAACTGGAGAAATTGGTTACATCGGTCATATCCCTGCTCCTACAATGAGAGTACGTCGTTTAAGAGATGGATTTGTTCAAATTGTTAACGGTAAGGCTGTATTCTTCCGTAACTTCCAAGGTGAAGAAAAGAATCCTATTACTAACGACCCTAGGCCAAACGAAATAATTCATATCAAGAATTACACTCCAACAAATACTTATTATGGCCTCCCTGCAATTGTTGCTGCTAAAAATGCTATGGCAGGAAATGAATTTGCCTCCCGATTTAACCTGGAGTACTTTGAGAATAAGGCTGTGCCACGTTATATTTTCTGGCTTAAGGGCGCAAAAATGTCACGGGCGGCAGAGGAAAGATTGTTTGAATTCTTCCAAGGAAACTTGCGCGGACAGTCTCATAGAACAGCCATTATTCCTATTCCTGGCGACACCCCAGATCATAAGGTAGAAATGAAAATGGAACCTATTGAGACCAATATCCAGGATTCATCATTTAATAACTATAAAAAGATGAATAAGGATGAAATCCTTATGGCTCACCGCGTCCCTGCTTCAAAAGTAGGATCTACAGAAGGAATTGGTTTGGCGGCGGCTAGAGAAGCAGATAGAACCTTTAAGGAACAAGTATGCAGACCAGCCCAAGATGCATTAGAAAAGAAAATCAACAAGATAATTGCTGAGAAAACTGATGCATTCAAGTTTGAGTTTAATGAACTCACCCTTACTGATGAGGAGACAAGATCTAAGATTGATGAGCGGTACCTGAGGATGCAAGTTATTGTTCCTAATGAAGTAAGAGAACGACTTGGAATGTCTACCCTTCCTAGTGGAGACACCCCCGTTGTTCTTAATGCTCAAGCACAAGCAGAGCAAACTGCACAGTCAACAAGAAATAGAGTAAGAGATCAACAGCGTGCTTCAAATGCTCCAGATAACGATGAGTTAGGAAGAGCAACCCAAGGAGAAGGTAGGCAGCAAAATTAATAAAGTTAGATATAATATAATTTAATTGTTATGATTATTAATAAAGCACATTTCGATGTAGATGGAGACAGTCTCCGTCTTACTATGCCTATTGCTAAAGTAGATGAAGAACGTAGAGTAGTTAGCGGATTCGCCACCCTGGACAACATAGATCGTCAAGGTGACATTCTTTTATCAGAAGCATCAAGAAAAGCCTTTGAGAATTTTAGAGGAAATGTCCGTTTGATGCATCAACCAATTCCTGCTGGAAAAGTTATTTCCTTCCGAGAAAATTCTTTCTATGATCAAGAAACTGGAAAAACGTACAGCGGTATATTCGTTGACGCATACATCTCTAAAGGTGCAGAAAATATTTGGCAAATGGTTCTAGATGGTACCCTTACAGGTTTTTCAATCGGTGGCAGAATTGTAGATTTTGAAAATAAGATGGACGATCAAGATGCTGATAGTGGCGCAGTAAGGGTTGTAAAAGAATATGAACTTATGGAACTCTCTCTAGTTGACAGCCCCGCCAATCAATTTGCTAACATTTTCTCTATTCAAAAATTAGGTGATGAAATCGTTACATCTGGAATTGCAACAGAATTTTCTACAGAAAATGTTTTTTGGTGCGCCTCAGACAAGATTGCCTTGACAGAAAAATCTGACTCTGCGGACTGCCCAGTTTGCCAAAACTCTATGAATGAAATCGGTTGGGTAGAATCAACGGATGTAAAGAAGAATGAAGAGGTTGGAAGACTTGTAGATGGCTTCATTTCAAAGGCAGACTCAGTAAGAGTAGGAGATTTTGTATCATGGGGTTCAAGCGGTGGAACGGCTAGAGGAAAGGTAGAAAGAGTTGTACGATCAGGCTCTATTGATGTTCCTGGCTCAGACTTTACCATTAACGCAGAAGAAGGAAATCCTGCTGTTTTAATTAGAGTTTATCGTAAGGGTGCCGATGGATGGGCTCCTTCAGATACAAGGGTTGGTCACAAGATGAGTACTCTTAGAAGAATCTCTGCTCTAAGTGCTAAGATGCACGATGAAGACATGGAGGACGAGGATCTAGAAAAAGAAACAGTAACTAGTGAAAATACTCCTGCTCGTAATGCACAGCAAGGTTTGCCTGGAGGAATTCCAAAGGCTCCACGAAAGAAAAAGCGTATGTACCGCAAAGATGAAGGTATGGTTAAGTCTGGAGACTATGTAGTATTTTCAGACAATGCAAAACTTTCTAAGGGCCGTGTGGATGTTATTGATACAGAGAAAGCAGCGGTTAGAATTTACAAAGAGGTGGCGGATAACAAGTTCCAGCCAACCAATAACATCGTAACTAAAAATATTACAGACTTAACAAAAATTAAGGTTGCAAGTAAAAAAGCATTAGAGAAGTCATTATCAAATGAAGATATTGATCATCTAAATACCTTAATTTCTCAGCATAATGAAAAATATGGTAATGTTGATTCTAAGAATGTCTCATTCGATATGCTGCGTAAGGTTTTTGAGCGCGGCATAGCAGCATTTAAGGCTAACCCAGAGATGCAAAAATCAGATGAGTATTCTCCTGAGCAATGGGCGTATGCAAGAGTTAATGGATTCTTGCAGGCGGTAAGATCAGGAAAGTTCAACAACAGACCATATGACACAGATTTGTTGCCAAAGGGTCACCCATTGTCAACGAAAAAGTCAGATAATTCAGAGGAAAATGAACTGGCTTTACAAAAACGAGAAGGAGGTGTTGAAATGGCTGACAATAATACAAGCCATGAAGAACTTGACACCGCCGAGGCAACAGACGAGACTTCTGAGGAAGTAACGTTTGAAGTAGAAGAAACTGTAGAGGACGTAGTTACGGAAGCCCTTGCTATGGCTAAGTCCGATGGTGTTGAGGCTGAAGTTGCCGATGATACCACCTCTGAAGTTTTTGACATGGAAAAGGCCCTTGGCGAAGTTAAGTCTTTCGTAGAAGAGACAATTACTAAGTCCATTGAAACTAATACCGAATCACTTGAAAAGTTCTCCAATGCAGTAGTCGAACTTGCTAAGGCAGTTGACGAAAAGATTGGTCAACTTCAATCAAAATATGAAGAGGTTACCAAAAGTTTAGCCGATCTTAATTCTGCTGCTGTAGAAATCGCTAATCGCGTGGAATCAGTAGAAGAAGAAACGGCAATTAAGAAGTCTGGCGAACTGGAATCCAGTATCCCAGAGCAACCCATAATGAAGAAATCAGTATGGGGCGGACGCTTCCTCAGTTCCGCAGAAGTATTTAACTAATTAATTAAAGAAAGAGAGGTGCAAAGAAAAGCATGAGTGACGCAATTAATAAAGCCGCTGCCGCAGTAAATGTTGGTACAGGTGCAATCATCTCAGATCTCGCTTCAAGCGGTGATATGGAGAACTTGACCACCAATCCACTAACACAAAACGGCGGTGTGCTACTTCCAGAACAATCCCGTCGATTCCTTGACTATGTGTTTGATCAGATGGTCTTGGGTAACGATGGGCGTAGACAAGTCATGCGTTCAAATACCGCTGAATTCGATAAGATTCAGGTTGGTACGCGCTTGATCCGCAAAGCATCACAAGCAAGTGAAAACATCTTTGATGCTGGTGCAGGCGAAACAGGTTTCGCAAACCGTGGCGCACAATTCACCAAGGTTGAAATTGTCACTACTAAGTTCCGCTTGGACTACGAACTCTCAACTGAGGCACTTGAGGATAACATTGAAGGCTCCGCCCTTGAAGATCACATTGTCCGCCTAATGGCTGGCCAATTCGGTAACGATCTTGAAGATATCGCCATCAATGGTCTCGCTGCTCAGGGTACTGCATCATACGCTGGTACGACTTACCCATACACAATCGATGGGTTTGTCAAACTTGCTGATGGCGCTGCTGGTGGTACTCACTTTGGTACCGCTGCAACCCTTACCACAGCATCAACATTCTTCACCGCTGCTACCACCGCAGGTCAACTAAAGAGTGGTTCAGCAATTGCCTTCTTTGAGCAACTGTACAACGCATTGCCCCGTAAGTTCAAGGCTCGTCGTCAAGAGTTGAAGTTCTATGCTTCAACAAAGAACGTACAAACCCTACTTACAGATCTCCGCGCAATTGGTTCAGGCGGCGTTCCTGAGGATATCGCTTCTGGTATCCTTCGTGGCGCACAGCCTCGCGTTGGCGGTCCTGCTGGTATGACAACCTCCATCTTCGGTATTCCCGTGATGGAAGTTCCACTATACCCAGACCACTACGTTGACCTTACGTTCCCACAGAACAGAATCTGGGGCTTCCAGAGAGATGTTACTGTACATCGTGAGTTCAAGCCAAAGAAAGACACAGTAGAATACACAGTTTACGTCCGTATGGGCCTCAACATTGAGGAACTTTCCGCAATGGCTAAGGCTAACGCCGTAACTGGATGATAACTTAATAGTTCTTGGTTAGGGGGTCGCATACGCGGCCCCCTTTCCATATTCCAAAATATAGTAAAATATAAATAATTAAATCATGGCGGTGCTGAATGCTTGAATATTTAAGAAAAGATAACTCTCCGTTAACAATATCCTATACGGCGAGTTCATACGCTACTAATGTGTATTTTGAGGCCTATGACCTGGATACAGAAGAGTTTATCCAAAGCGGGGCGGCAACAACTAGTGGGTCCTCTATATATTCAATTACTTTTACAGCAGACTCAACATCATACGATAGAAATATCAAATTAGAAATAATCACAACAAGTTCTGCCAATGCCTACAATGAAATACAAAATATTTCCTTGATAAGACCTTATGCGTCAGTAAGTAGAATTGAGTCTCTGGCTACTATTCCTCCTAATACAGCATCATCTACATTACTTAAATTAGAACGTAGGGCACGACTCAGCCTTAACGCATTTATTGGACATAGTTTTTATAAACTTAAGAAAGATCTAACTGTATACGGCAATAACACAGACGTTCTTACTCTTCCAGAAAATCTATATAGAATAGATAAA